GCATTTAGCAGAAGTACACCCCTTTACCATCGAAATGGTATATACAAATATCCTACATGTCAAAGCCCATAAAACCCAAAAGGATCAAAATCCGAAAGTTTTAAAATCTTCTCCGTCGACGGATTCTTCACCGTCGACAAAATATATACTGGAAAAATAATCGCAATAATGTTTGGCTCCCCCATATAAAGTTCGTATATTTATGGAAAATTGTTTATGTTTATATTATACTACTTACTTATTGGTGTTATTATCATGTTTTGTTTAGATATGCACTTAGCTGTTTATAAAAATAGGATAGAATTTGAATTGCAAGAAGAAATATCTTATGACACATTCACCAGAATATTCATAATAGTAGTATGGCCAGCAGCAATTGTTATAATAATTAAAAATCTCCCATGGTAAAATTTGGAGAAGCAAAAAATCGTTCGTATATTTACCCCATAAATAAAAAAATAAAGGTTATGAAAACATTAAGTTATATATTATTAGTATTAGTATTATCAAGTTGTTACAAACATAGTAAAATTTGGCCAGAATTATGTGATGGTAATTGTGATGGTACCTATAAAGTAATTTATAAAGGTCAAGAAATTCTCCCAAATTCTAATGGTGATTATGAAATAGCTTGGGATGGGTTAAATTATTTTCAAATTGAAGGTCAATTAACAGAATTAACAGAAGAATATTGTAATGCAGACGGTGTTCCATTTATAGAAACAGGGTTTGATTCGGATTATTGGGTAGTATTTGATACTTTAGGTTTTCAGATTCCTATGTATAGCTATTTAGGTTGGTTTAATGATCAATCTATGAATACACCAATTGCAATAGGTAATCATAATTATACTATAAATAATTTAATAGATCTTCATCCTCCTTATAATATTGCAGGTTACCAGATCCCTAAACATTGGTGTTCCGATTGTCCCGCAGCTAATTCATATATAGGTTCATATTCAAAATATAATTACAAACCTAAACAAAACTTTTTACTAGATAATGAAATGGTGGGTGATGAAATTAATATTTTTATTAAAACTACTTTCAATACAGAAGGTGGGGTATATTATACTAGTAGTGATGATTTAGCTCCTCAAGAAACTATAGAAACCCAAATTACAATCATAGTAATATAATGGAAAAAACAGGTAACATAGAAAAAATGGAATACCTCTTTAATGAGGCAAAACATTTAGAAATATACATGCCAGTATTATCACGATGGCATAGAGTTACCCCAACCGATTTTAGATCATTTGACGGTAAAAGAAGAATACAAGGTGAGGAGTATGAAGGTCCATTATATGCTTACGGAACTAACCGAAAAGTTTCACCAAAACACAATAATAAGATCGTTTCAAGCGAAGTTTTAATCGAACGTAATGCACGTTCACAAAAAATGAGATAATGTCCAAACCCAATATTAAAAAAATTTCTGTAGAACAAGCCACTAAATATTTCAGTCTAGACGAAGACTTAATAGACTCTCCTATCCGATTCTATACTTTAACAGAAGACGAAGATGGGTGGGATAAAATAACATATTACACCTCCAGACGTAAAGACATGTACGCGAATAGAGGTAACGCTGATCAATGGGTTTATATATTATCAAATCCTGCTTTACCTAATATGCTCAAAATAGGTTACACAAAAAACGATCCACACACACGAGCAAAACAAATTAGTGCCTCCACGGGAGTAGCTTTACCATACAAAGTAGAATGGGCATTTCAATGCTTTAATGGCGAGCAATTAGAACAAGAAGTCCATCGAGAATTAGAAACTTACCGCGTAAATCAAAACAGAGAATTTTTTGACATACCACTCGTTGAAGCACAAGAGGCAATTGAAAAACTTGGAAAACACTATGTATAATATATACGTATGTATAAATTAAAATATGATGAGAGACCTAAAAGAAGAGTTGATGCAAATTAAAGGAGGCGATTTCCCTAAATGGTACGCATCGCTTACCAAACTTGAAAAAGTAGAATATTCCATAGCATTAGAACAATTAGAAGAAGAATATAAAAATTTAAGTTAATTCCCTTTAACTACTAATAAATTATAGCCTTTTTTAATCTCATTATATTGAGATAGGGAAATTTTATGTGTTGTTATTAATGTAACTTCATTTCCCTCTATAATTGCTTTTCTACTTGCTGTTGGAGTTATAACTGTTTCTATAGTAGAACAGCTAACCATCAACATTATTCCTATAAGTGTTATTACATTTTTTATCATATCCATAAATATACGTAACCTTTTAGTCATATCCAAGTCACATATGACGTTTTTTCCTTTAATTTAATTTGGCATGTATTGTAATATTATTATATTTATTACGGACATGAACATAAACCACATATTTAATCTATTTGGAGATGACGATAAAAAATACACTGATGAGGCACCCTCTACTATTAATATGGCTGATTTTGAAAAAACACCAACCTATAAAGTTGGAATGTATAAAAAAATTATCTTAAACCAACATGTATTCCAGAAGAAACTTATTAACATGTTTAAAACTCCTAAAGATGATTTTGGAATGGATGGTATGGATGAAGTAGGAGAATACATAGCCCACCATAGAGCCTGGAGTTATATTAAAGATTGTAAAATAGATGATGAAATATGGCAAGGTAGTTTAACAATTCAACATGATGATTATTTAGATACATCATTAAAATTATCAATATCTTTTTTTGAAGAGCGAGAAGAGTATGAAAAATGTGCTTTTCTTGTAAAAATTCAAAAGTATCTTAAAGATAATTTGGAGTCGAAATCCTAATATCGTATATTCCCATCACGGGGTTTGAAAAAACGTATAATAAAAAAAAGTGTGACAAGGTGACACACGGGATTATAAGGAATACCCTATTACAATTAAATAAAGTTATGAGAAATAAAAAATTACTTCAAAGTAGATTAGGTAGATTAAATGGTCTAATCCAGAGACAAGATATGAATGTTAATAGAGGCGGAACTCAAAGAGAGTATAATGATACTCAAATTGAAATCAAAGAAACCCTCCAGGATATTATGGATATAGTAGAAAGAGAAGCATAATGAGTCTAACAGCAGAACAAATCCAGTCAAATTGGGAAAAGTTTATAGGTTACATTAATACCTACATCTCAGATCCTAGAAGAGAAAAAGTATTAGCATTTTACAAGAAATTTGAAGATGATCTTGTACTAATGCCAGCATCACATAAAACAGCTTATCACAATGCTTTCCCAGGTGGTTACATTGATCATGTTAATAGAGTTATAGAAGGTGCTTTAGCAATAAATAAAACATGGGTTGAATTTGGTACAGAACAAAATTATACCATTGAAGAACTTGTATTCTCAGCTATGAATCATGATTTAGGTAAAATGGGTAATGGAGAAGAAATGGCTTATTTACCATCTAAAGATGATTGGAGGAAAAAGAATTTAGGTGAAATGTATCAATACAATAAAAAATTAGCCTATATGTCAGTCCCAGACAGATCTATCAAATTACTTGTTGATCATGATATTAAGCTTACTGAAAACGAATGGATGACTATCAAATTACATGATGGGTTATATGATCAAGCTAATGAGCCTTATTTAAAAAATTACATGCCAGAGCAAAAACCTCGAACTTCTATGATATTTATAATTCATCAGGCAGACTTAATGGCAGCAAGAATCGAATTCGAACAAGTATGGCTTTCTAAATTCAATGAAGAAGTTTTAGACAAACCTAAGGCTAAAAAATTGGATGTAAAAACCAAAGCACTTGGTTCAATGAAAAGTGAAGGTTTAAAAAACATGTTAAACAGTTTATGATAGAAATAGTATTAATATCTTCCCTATCAGTGTTAGTGGTAATCTTAGGATTTACCACTTTCAATTTAATGCGTAAAAACGAAAAACAAGAAGACATATTAGCAGAGTATCTTACTTATTTAGATCAATTATCTAAAACAATAGATGCATCTGATAAAAAACTCAAAGAAATAGATCGAGCCGGTACATTTAAATCTGATGATGAGGTTGGACAATTTTTTGATTCCATCCAGAAGATTCAAGACATCTTAAACGATTTCAAGTTAAAAGAAATAAAATGATTACCGTGGCTAGAAAAAGAAGACCCAAGAGTAAAAACTACTTTACTAAAGATACCGAACAAGCTATTGTTAGATATAACAATGAACCAAACCCAGAAATTAGAAGCAAAATATACAGAGATGAAATTCACTATGCTTTTTTCAAATTAACAAAGATTCAAGATATCTTAAACGATTTCAAGTTAAAAGAAATAAAATGATTACCGTGGCTAAAAAAAGAAGACCTAAGAGTAAAAACTACTTTACCAAAGATACTGAACAGGCTATCGTCAGATACAATAATGAACCAGATTCAGAAGTTAGAAGTAAAATATATAGAGATGAAATACATTATGCTTTTTTCAAATTAACAGAAAAC